CTGCCAATTACTAGATTCTAAGTACTGTTTTTTTATGTCAAAGTTATTATTGTAATTTAAATTGAAAATAATTTCTTGATCAAAATAGTCATTAAGCTTTTCATATGTTTTGTTTTTTTGTATCATATCTTCGAAATATATTTTGTCAATACACGAAATTGAATTTTCTAAGTCGTATGTTATTTTTACAATCTGATGTAAAAAAAACATTAACCTTGGAATAAAAGCTCTAATATTACTAAAATCATGTGCTAAATCTTTACTTGAATTTGCATAAATGTCTATACTATTTCCATTATTATTTGCAGCATATATTGCAGCAATTTTACTAAAAAGTGCTTGCCAAATATTTTTTCTGATAATAATTATCGGGCGGTATCCGTGATCTTTTACTAGATAAACAGGATGCACCATATCGCCCGTAATTAACTTAAAGCCGTTATACTTACTAACATAATGTTTTTCTACTTCTGCTAATTTGGATTGCCAATCTAATTCTATTTTAGAACTAAATGTAGCAAAAGGCTCAAATAATTCAGTTTCATTGTCTTTTATTTCGGCGGAAATTTTTTTATAGATATAGATGTTATCATAACTATTAAGAGTTTTGGCTAGTGCCGTTGTACCTGTTCTTGGAGCGCCTAATATAAAAAATTTATTCATGCACTATCTACCTTTTGCTAGTTGTGCAATTTTATTTTTAATTTCTTCTAATGACAAACTAGCGAAAGATTTAATTATATGAGTAAGACCTTCAGATCTAATACTAAGTTCGTCAGCTATTTCATATATTTCTGCTGTTATTCTCCAAGACCTAGAACGAAAAAACTGCCTAGAGTCATTATGTAAGTCTTCTTGCATGAATGCGTCGAAGCAATCTTTATCTCTAAATATAGTTGTAATCTCTAAAGTACATCCATTATTTTTTAAAATAAGTCTTCTATCTACAACTTTCCTTTCACGCATGTACTGTCTAGCAAGGCCTCTAATTCCTGTGCCTCCAGATTCCTCAAATTCAGATCCCCTATACCAAAAATCTTGAATAGACTTAGCATTTTTACCTTCTTCAGTAAATTCTTGTTTATAAACTATCATGTGTGTATTTAATCAAAAAAATAGCGTCCGGAGACGCTATTGAGTTTTATATCTGGGGGATATTAGCCGCAGTGTGATGCGTATAGTTTTTCAAATTTTCCTTTACTACATCCATATTTTTCTGCTACTTTGTTGTACATTTCATGTTTAGCACAGCCACTAGCATTAAGTTTCATCATTTCTTTTTTGCAGCCCATTTCATCAAACTTTGCTGAGCCGTCACCTTTTTCTCCAGTTTTTTTGAATGGCGCTTCTGAAATAGATTCTTTCATTTCGTCTTTGCAATCTTTGCACATTTTTTTAAGTTTGTCTTGATCGCAATCTGGATACTTCTTACAAATTTCTGAAACACTCATTCCATCTTTGCAACATTTCATTACTGCTGATTTTGATGGCATCTTAGCTTCTTCTTTTGCTTCGCCAACTTTTTTAGATTTTTTATCTTTTACTGCTTTTTTCATAGGCTCTTTTTTGTCGCCATCACCGTCAATATCAATATAATCTGGTTTTGCTTTCTTTTCACTGAGTGCTTTGTACAATGTTTCTTTAATATTTTCTAGTGCAGGGTTAACTGTTCTAATAGCTTTGCGAGGTTTCTTTGCATGTAAGTCGCTGCCGTCACGAATGTTATCTTCATAGTCCCCCATGTCACCACGGTCTGATGTTTCTTCACCTGGAGCACTATTTGCCCACTCATCTGTTTTACCGTCTTTAGCTTCTTTGTCTTTAATAGCTTTTACTAATTTAGGAGGTAATTTTTCTTGAGCTTTTGTAATCTCATCAACATCGTCCTCGTCAGTCATTTTATCGCCAATGGCTGCACCTGCTGCACTTGGTAATGCGGCACCAATGGCACCACCTGCTGCTCCGCCTAAACCTGCGCCTGCAAGTTTACCAGCAACACCTTTGCCCAATGCACTAGCTATTCCACTACCTGCTTTGGCTCCTAAACTTGCGCCTGCGCCTGACAACGCACCTGTTGCGCCTGTAGCTGCACCAAGTCCTGCACCTAGTGCGCCGCCTGCTAATGTGCCTAGTAGTCCTGCTTGTAGATCTTGGTCGCCGTCTACATCATCTCTACCTGGAATGCTTGGGTCATCATCTACAGCTGATCTAAATTTCTCTATATCATGACGCATTGGCATTGGCATATCGGCCGCTACTGGTTTTCCCATACCAGCGTTGCCTTGCATAGCTGAAATCATGTCTGCTATTTCTGCGCCTGTTTCTGCGTTGACAGTCAAGGAAGCAGCTTCATTTAATTGCTCTTTAGTAGAGTTTTCAATGTCTGTCATTTGTTTAATTAAATCTTTCATATTGCTCATTTGTTTAGCCTCCCACGACTGCTTTAGTATTTTGTTTATGGCCTTCGATATCTTTTGACTCACCTTGTGGTGCGCCTTCGTTGCCAGCGGCTGCATCACGCTCATTGCGAGCAGTTTCTAATTCTTTAAGTAAATCCATTGTTCTGTTATCTGCTACTTCATTTTGTGCAGATTCACCACCCATATCTTCTTGTGTTAGCAATACATCATATGGAGCATCTGTAACTTCTTCTTGGTATGCTTCTCGAGGATCTTCTGGATTGCGTACAATAATATGACTTTGTGGAACGCCACAGCAATTTCCTAAGTAGTTTTGTAATACCTGTGTAGTAGTAGGATATTCTACTTCCGCTTCGAAAAAAGTAACTTCTGTATTTTCTAATTGTGGGAAGTCCAACGGACGTTTTTGTATTGGTGTTGCCTTACCGGTGCTAAAACTTAGCACATTAAATTTTTGTAATACAGATTCTAAACGATCTGCAATACCTTCAGGTAATTCACCGGCAATACCAATATTAAACGAATACGTTGTTTTTGATTCTTGTAATATTTGTGCAAATGATTTCATCTTGATTCCTCTACTATAAACTATTTATCTTTATCTAACCCTTTTAGCTTCTCTAATAAGCTATTTCGATCAGTAACAACATAGCCTTGACCGTTGATAATTCCTTCTTCTCCGGTACTATTTTCTTTGTCTATTTTCTCTTTTTTAAGTTGTAAGTCTATCATTTTAAGCTTTTTGTCAAGTTTTGCAGTTTTTGCGTCTAATGAAGTTTTTAACATGCCGCCTGCAACTTCGAATACTCTGCTAGCATAACGTGATTCAACATTCATTCCTAGATCCATTAAATCATCATACGCTGTTAATGCTCGTTGTGCAATATCATTTAGTTCATCATCAGCCATATTACCAAGTCCTTTAACAGCTGGCAATGCACTAGCAATCTTATCAAACTCTTCTATATCACGAAAAGCTTCTTGTTGTTTTTCTAATTCATATGACTTTTGTTCTGATTCTTGAGCTTTAGCAGTTTCAATAATTTCTTTTGAATCAGGTAAATTTAGTAAATCTTCTAATTTTTTAGTCATAGTTACTATCCATTATGTGCTACTATATTTATTCAAAAAAATTACTTTCTGCCGCCAGTATGGAATATATCGTCTTCTGTTACTATTCTAAATAGTATACCTTTTTGTTTGCACCAAGCTCTAGCAGATTCCCATTTAGCTTGATTTACTACCCATGATGCTTTATTGTATCTACTATTTCCTGTTTTTTCTTTAAGTACTTGATTTTTTGGTTTTACTTCTATTAATTCTACTCTTTGTTTGCCTCGGCGATCGGCGTATACAATAAAAAAATCTGGCACGTAAATTGTTTGTTTGCCTGATAAAGGATTTCTGTAAGGTATTCTTACTGCTTCACTAGCCCACTGTGATATAGCGTTATGCTCATCACAGAATTTCATAAATGTAAATTCCCAACCTGAACGATATGTTGGTGATCTTGTTCCTACATACTTGGAGGGATTTTTTAAGTTATATTTCCCTTGGGCAAAATGAGCCATGTCACACTATTATGTTCCGTTGATCAAAAAGTTCTTGCTCTGACTTTGATCTAAAACCTAACATACTTGTTTTTTGTCTATTCTGATTTAATATTTGAGCTAGTACATTGTTAAGTTGTACATCATCAATACCATTAAGTGTGTCTAGTAATTCAAAAACTGGGACTTCATCTATAGATGCTTGTTGCAAAATTACACTTGACGTATTGATAGCAGCAAGCTTATCAAAACCTCTCTTTAAGAAATAACCAATTACTGCATCTACTTCACTTGCATTATAATTTATTTCTGTTTTAAAATAATTATTGAAAAATTTTCTTTGATCATCACTATTAGATTTATTAAAAGTAGTGCCTGTATTTTGATCTGAACTTACCATTATATAGATATTCCTCTAGTAGAATCAATTGCATCAGTTGCTATACGCTGTAGTTTGATGTCTCCGTTAGTTGCTCTTGTTACTAATTCATCTTCTATTGCGGTTTTAGCTGGAACAAGACTAGCTCTATATGTAGATACTGTTTGTCCTGGTATAGCGTTACTGTTTAACGATCTAGTAACAAAGCTCCTTTTTGCTCCTGCGTTAATCTCAAATGTATTTCTTATTGTATCAACATCTAATATTCTGCCACGCCTTCTTTCTAATGTGCTTCTATCTTCTGGCTGACGTCTAGAGATAGTTGGAATACGAGATCCTGCTAACCCGCCTGGTTGCGGTACAGAAAATAGATCCCTCAAACCTGCTCCTATCATGCCTAATGCTCCGTTTTCGTTTCTAAGAATACTATTACTCCTAGAATCAGGGTTTGAAGTTCTTGGTAATATAGAACCCATACCTTTATTAAGAAACCTATCAAATAATTTAGGTAACGCATCAAACCCACTTGAAAATCCTGGATCACCGTACGATAGTGGACTCATTACGTTATCGTATCTTGTTTCTTCATCTGTAAATCCTATAGGCTGTCCGCCTTCGCCGACTGATCCATTTGAATATACTACACTTTCATATGCTACAGAAATACTGTTTGCATTAAACCCGCTACCGTCTGCTGACTCTACATCTCCGTGATCAAATTGTGTAATTAGTGGATTAATAAGTGTATAAGAAAACCATTGTCTTCTTGCAAGTTGATAAATCCTTATATTTTTAAAAAACGGATTATACTTATCGTTATTCAATCCGTAATTAGGAACTAGTGTATCGTATTTGTCTCTTGCATTATAGGCATTTTGTGATCCAAAAAAGCTGGAAAAGAATCCACCTTGATCTCTATGATTGCCATCTACAAAGTAATACATGTAGTAATCTTCTAGCAATCCCCTAGTTAGTCCTAGATTATCGTCATGAAATTGAATAGTTACGTCTTGATAGTCAATCCTTGTTTGCATATTCTTTTTTCGATTGTACTGCTGTTTGTTCTCTACAGATACACGATATCCAGGTAAGTCTGCTTGTTTTACTAAAACACCGATTTCTTTTTTATGCTGGTCTGTGTTACCAGCATTGCCGCTAGCTTCACCAGTTAACTCAAAAACTACATGATATAGGAATTTAGTTTTAGGAGCCAACGCGAAGTTGTGCTCAGTATATAACTGATGAGCATGACGTGCATCTCTAAGATGTACATCATTGCTTGAATTAAACAAATAAGGATCTTTAAAACTCATACTAATATTTATCCATAGTATAAACTGCGTATATAAAAAAAGCGGAAGTAATTAAAAACTACTCCCGCTTTTTAAAAGCCAATCTAGATAAAGGTTATGTTACCTGTGTGCCGCCTGATGCTGCTGTTAACGCTCTGGTAGTAATTTCACCAATACCGTTAATATCTTCTTCTGCACCAAACTGTATAGCATTATCATAACGAATACTTAATGACGTAGTCACTGCTTCGTTAGTTGCATATGCTAGTGTATTATAGTTTGCTGATTCAATGTAGCAACCAATTAAATGGAATCTATCAATTACTGCTGCTCCGTTAGCACCGTTACCACCATCTAGAATTTCAATTCTAGTTTGGAATTTGTAAGTACCACTAGATACTGCACTAGACTGTTCAAAGAAATCAAACTGTCTTTGTAACTGTTGTCCAATAATTTTTTGAACATTGTTGTTAGCATCCTCACGCAATGTAAGTGTAACTGGTTCCCAAGTGTGCTTACCTGCTAGGTAAGTTCTTGAATTATAAGCATCAAGTGTCATTTGTTCAAAACTAATGTTTGGTCTTGTGACATCTTGTACTTGTCTTGTAATCTCTCTAACACCATCTGGACCGCCAGTTGTGCCAAAGTTATCTAAAAATACCCTAAAGCGATATTGTAACTTAGGCATCAATAATGATGAGTTAGAATTCGCGCCTTCTGTAGGTATCGAAATATTTTGTAAAGTTGTGATTGGCATTTTCTCTATTCTCCTAATACATTATTATTTATACGTTTATGAAGGGCAATTTCTCACCCTTCATTAACTGCGTATATTATCCTAATGCTGCAATTTCACCTGTGTTTTTAATTCTAAGCGGTATGTAAATAAATTCAATCGCCTTAACTGGTTCTATAGCAACGTCTAAGTACAGCTCGTTTTTATCAATCCTTGCTGGTGTGTTATTTGATTCATCACACACTGTAACAAAGTCGTAAAGTGCTCTAAGACTTACTAACTCTAACATTAGCTGATCTGCAGCCGCTTTGATCTGATCACGTGTGATCTTATCGTTTGGCTCAAACAAGTAAGGTTTAGCAAGTAATTCTAACTGTGTTCTTAGATATACTACAAGTCTTGCTACGTTTACTCTGTCTAATGCACTTGCATTTCTAGCACGAGTCTTTTGTCCAAATACTACCAATCCTGCTCCATTTAAGAATGTAATTGGATTAATTTTATTTGTATAAAGTGTATCACGCTGTCCAGTGTTTAGTGCAACTGATTTAAACTCGCCTTCGCTAGTAATATAACCACTTGATGTTGCATTTGATACTCCGCCACGTCTTGTACCTGCTGGTGCAAACCAGGGGAACGCCACTTGGTCATTAAGTACAATAGTTCTTAGTGCCATATGACTTGCTGGAACAACAATGTTATTACCTGCGTTATCGCTTGAAAATCCTGCTGGATAGTACATGCCTAGATATTCATCATAGCTTACTGCTCCATTATCATTATCTTCAAGTGCTCCTCTGACGTTGCTAGCCCATTCATTTAATGATGTAGCATCTGGTGTTAGTCTAAATGGTGAGTCACCTACAACAAACGCTGTTAAACGTCTATCTGTATTTAGAGTAACCATTTCACCGATCAGTTCAGGATAACCTGGACATGCCATTAAGTTAAACTGACGTGATTCTTCGTCACGTATATCAGTATTACCATTAACCATTGCTTGCAATGCTTGTGTAACTGATTTACGTTGTGCATGACGACCAAATGTACCAGATCCATCTTCGTTGTTACCTGAGTCAGTTACCCATCTGTGCGGATAGTAACTTGCCATTGATACATCACTCATTCTTAAATTTAATGCTGTTAGGTCTATACTATTTCTATCAAACCGCTTAACATTAAATCCACTTCTGCGTAAGTTCCATAGCAACATACCTTTTGGATATAGTGCTGGATCTGGACAATCTGGATCTAAGAAGTTGCTTGTAAGTAACTCTGGAATTGTTCCGGATGGTGATGTAGTGCTTGTGCCACCGTCTGTACCAAATCTAGCATCACCAAATAATATACCATTTTCTGTTGTTTGATCTGCTTTATCAAGCAGTACAAATTTAGAAGTAGTACCGTTATATCTATATACAGCTGGATAAGCATCTACGCTTGCTGTACTAATCCAAAGATCACCATCAACAAGTGCAGTTAAATCTGACTGTGTAGTTGGTTCTTTAGCTGCTACAATTGGTCCTGCTGGATCACAATTTTGATAAGCTGCTACATAGTTATGATAACCAACCCATGTTGTACCATTATGAATTAACATGTCTACTTCATCAACTATTGAACTATACCATAGAGTGCCGTCTTCTGTTAAGCTCTTAGGTCCAGTAATTGAAGCTGTATATGTTAGCTCTTTCCAGTTTGAAGCAACCCAGTCACTTGCAGTATCACCTGTTGGTGCTGTATACAAGTTACCTGTGCCTGTTCCGTTAGCAAAGTTATATACACTAAAGCCTGCTAATGCTAATGCACTATCAGTATCTTTAATTCTAATTTCACCACCTAATTTGTGTGAAATAGATACTCTATTACTTGAATCAACTGTAGCAACAACATTTGTAAATCCTGCTGCGTTAATTTGACCTGCAATTACATCTGCGTCACCTGCTGCTGCAGTTGTTGTTACTGAAATAGTTTTAGCACTATCTAATGCTAAAGTAGCTGCTAATGACTCTTGTAAAGTAAATGTTCTAGTAGCGGCAGTAAGTTGAGTTGTAATAGCTGTACCAGTTATTACTGTTGCTCCTGTTGCTGCCCTAGTATAAATTTTACTAGTAGCAATTACCGGACTTACTTCTTCTACATTTGTGTTTACATATAACCCGCCAAGTGCAATAGTTTTACCGCCACCGGATTTGTCAAGCCCGTAAATTGCAGCTTGTCCTGTGTCATAAACTGGTGCTAGTACATTTGACCAAAGTTGAGTAGCAGTTGAATACTTTTTAACTTTGTAATTTGCTCCACCATTTGGAGTAGTAGTTTTCAGCCACAAGCTTCCGGTTGGTGCTGGTTCACTATCTCCTGTTTTATATTGTGGAACACTTGTATGTGGTGCAATAGTAAGCTTTGGAGCTTCATAAGTTGCTGCTGTTATACCTGCTACTGTAAGGATAGTTCCTGTACCGTTTGCAATTACAACGTCTGCACCAGTTGAATGTATTTGTAGTTTACCATCAACAGCTGCAGCACTTACACCCGAAATTGCCGCTGAGTTAATGTCACTAACTAAGCTAGCTACTGTTGTACCAGCTAGTGTAACTGTATTAGTATTAATAACAATAGTATTACCATTTATATAAGTTGGGTTAGATGCTGTTCCTACTACAGCTGGATGACTTGCTGCCCACGCTGTTGAACCAACTGCTACCCAGCTACCTGCTGCGCCTGCCGCAGTTACATGACCTGGTGTTTTATAGTAGTACTTGTTAGTAGTAGTAGTTGCATCTATACAGTATTCACCAATTGCACCAATTGACGTTTTTGGCACGCCTAATGCTAGATCTGATGTTGCTGTAATTACTTTAGTTGGTGCTTTAGTTGTAAATGATTGTCCGCCTAAAGTAGTTGCTAAGGCGCCATTCCATTCTAAAAGTCCATAAAGTGTGTTGCCTACGTCAAACCAATATGCTCCGTCTGCTGGCTCTCCGCCTGGCGCAGTTGCACTTGCTTCTAATTTTGCTAAGTCTAAATCGGCTCTTACTACATATGCTCTATTAGTTACTCCTAATAATGAGTAAGCAGCTTGTAAGCCATATTCGTTTAATTCTCCGCCGTGTATCATATTGCCATTAGCATCTGAATAAAAAGTTGGATCTCCAAAAGTTTCACCAAGCTCTCTTTGGCTAGTGAGTAAGTAAGGTTTCCCCGCATTTGCTTTAATTGTGCCTGCGGCAGTTCCTGCACCGGAACTGGATTTTTTATTGGAAGCTGTAGCAACAAAAATCATCGGTACTGTTCCAGCTGCTGCTGGAGTGTAGAAGCTCTCATCGATTACTTTGACTTCTACGCCTGGTGATACTAATGCCATTTTTATTTCTCCTATAAGGGTGTAGTTCTTCTAATTGTATTTATATTATTATCACTAAAACCATATGCATATCATGCCAAAAAAGGTGCCAAAAAGGTGAGATAAATATAGTATGAGACCTTTATGCACTTGTAAACAACGCCCGGCAGCAATAAACTATAAAAAGAACGGAAAGACGTATTATAGAAAATTATGTGAACGTTGTTTAAGGAATGGAGTAGGACATGGTATACCTAAATGGAAACAGTTAGGATATGAAAAGAAAAACTATTGTGAAAAATGTAATTTCAAAAGCAATCATGAAGAACAGTTTGATGTGTTTCATATAGACGGAGATTTACAAAATTGTAGACCGACTAACTTAAAAACAATTTGTGCTAACTGCCAACGTATTACGCAAAAATCTGGGGTTCGCTGGAAACAAGGTGATCTTCGACCTGACTTTTAAGATCTTCAATTGTACCATCATTGTATAAAATAGAATCAAATTTATCGTTAGTATCTATCCACTTATATTCGCTAGCATGAATATCATATGCTGACATAAGATTACTATCGTTATGATTATCTAAAATTGCACTGCCAAACCATTCAGGATCAGAACCACGCTTTACTTGCCAAATTTCTCCGCCGAGATCTCGAATAACATTTTGTTCATTACGAAATCTTACATCAGGAATAACAAATTCTGTGTCAGGATTATTAATTATTTTTTGCTTTACCATACTAACCCATATGCCGTCATAAAATCCATTACGCATGCAGTCAGTACCAAACTCTTGTAATACTAATCTAGGTGTAATAATTCTTCCTGTTTCTTTAGTCCAAAAGTCATCTTGTTCTTCTCGCCATTGCCTTGATCCAGGAGTATCTCCTTCTAGCAGTGGTCTGTTCCAGCCGAATAGTTCTGATACAGCGTCTTTTAATTTGTCTGCAAATGATATTTTTTCAAAACCGTATGTGTCTACAAGGTGATCGCTCACTGTACCTTTACCAGAACCAATAAGTCCACAGATACCAATAATCATACAAAGTCTCCTAAGTTAGTAGTATCTATATATTATACGATATTTTTAACGAGTTGTCAAGTGATTTTTAACCAATAGTAAAGCCGTAGCCTACACCGCCGCCAACTGCTAGAGCTACATCAGCTTCTAGCTTTTCTATTTCGGCTTGTGCTTCTGCTTTAAGGGCGTCACCATTTAATGTACTACCGCCTGCTGGACCAGCAATAGTAGCAAATTTTGAACGTGCCTCGCCTAGCATATATTTACAGCTAGCAAGAGTATAATCTTTAATCCATTGGCTAGCTAAGTAATCTAGTAGTAATTGTTCGTCTGGTCTATAGTTATATGCGTAAAGCAAAATTTCTTCGCTTGCTGCAGGCCGTTGTAGTAGAGTTAACTTTTTAGTAGTTGTGTTCCATTTAAATTCAATAAATGAACCAAACATTCTGCCTACTAATTCTTGGTGTTGAGAAAATAAATCATATGTTGCTAATCCTCCCATTTTTGAACCTGATAACAAATAAGTATTTGTATATGCCATATTAAATGGTTCAAATAATGAGCCGCCATCGCCGCCGCCTGTACGTGATCCTATTGAGCGTCTGAAAAGCTTCCTAACTTCTATTACTTCATTAGGTAATGTATATTCATTCTGATCTTCGACACAAGTTAAAAACAAGTATGATTCTTCTACGGAATTATCTGATCTTTGTCTAAATTTACTCAATGCTTTATCTAATGCTGTTTCGTAATGAATAGGATCTAATTCTACGTCAATCATTCCGCCACCCAATGAGGCGTTTACGTAATCATATACATTTTGCTTTGCTGTTGTGAGTGATGTCATTCTTTACTCTCCATATAGTATTTATCGTATCGATAAATATACATATGCCAAGACTATCTTTATATAAACCAGAACGCGGCAATGATTATCATTTTTTGGACAGACAAATCCAAGAAATGTTTACTGTTGGCGGAACTGATATTAACATACACAAATATTTAGGTGCAAAAAATCCTAGTACTGCGGAATCAACAGCAGACCAACCTAGATATGACGCAGTAAAAGAAACCAACATACAAGACTTACTATTTCTTGAAAATAGAGATAGGAAATACGATCCTGACGTTTATACAATGCGAGCTGTATATAATGTACAGGATATTGATTTTGATCTATCACAATTTGGTTTATTTTTAAGCAATGATACATTGTTTATGACTATACACATAAACAGTAGTGTAAAAACTCTTGGTAGAAAAATTATGAGCGGTGACGTTATAGAATTGCCGCATTTAACTGACGAGTATGCTCTAAACGATTATGACGTAGCATTAAAACGCTTTTATGTTGTAGAAGATGTAAATCGTGCTGCAGAAGGATTTAGTCAAACTTGGTATCCACATTTATATAGGCTCAAGCTAAAACAAATATACGATACACAAGAATACAAAGAAATTTTAGATTTACCTGCAAGCGAAAATTCAGACAGCACTCTTAGAGATGTATTATCTACATATGAAAAAGAAATGCAAATCAACAGGGCAGTTGTCGCACAAGCAGAATTAGATGCGCCTAAGAGTGGATTTGATATAAGTCATTTTTATACTGTTGCAAAAAATGATGACGGTTCTGTTGCGTTACAAACTGCTGATCAAGAAGACTTAGATGCGTCAATGATTAACACTACAGCTGACGAAATAGCTGATAGGCCAGATCGAGAGGGATATTCAGGATATCTTGTAGGCACAGGAGATGTTGCTCCTAATGGTGCACCTTTTGGATTTGGCATTGCATTTCCTAGAGATAATATGGATGGCGACTTCTTTTTGCGTACAGACTTTTTACCTAACAGAATGTTTAAATATGATGGCAATAGATGGGTAAAACAAAATGACGACATTAGAATGACACTAAGTAACACACTTGAAAAGCAAACACAAAAATCAAGCTTTATAAACAATACTAATCAAAGCACTATAAACGGCGAAGTTGTTGAAGAGCGTCAAAGCCTGTCTAAGGCACTTAGGCCAAAAAAGGATAACTAATGCGACATTTTTATGACGGACAAATAAGACGTTACACTACTCAAATGATGCGTATT